CAGTAACTGCAGTTTTAAAAACTAGCAGACATTCGGACACTCCTCAAATAGATACACCTCACTCAAGAAGAAGAGTATCTCTTGCGGATTACGAATTTGCTGATCTTATTGATCAACAAGACAAAGTTAGACTCTTAATTGATCCAACTTCATCTTACGCTCAAGCCGCTGCTATGGCAATGGGAAGAGCAATGGATGATGTGATTATAACAGCTGCAAGTGCTACTGCTTTCACAGGTGAAACTGGTGCAACTTCAACTGCTGCTCAAACTGCAATCGCTGCAGGTGGAGCTGGTTTAACAATTGCAAAATTAAGAACTGCTAAGCAGACTTTTGATCTAGCAAGTGTTGATCCTTCAATTCCAAGACACATTGTCGTGGGACCAGAGCAAATCACAAATCTTTTATCAACAACTGAAGTAACAAGTTCAGATTTCAATACTGTAAAAGCATTAGTACAGGGTGAAATTGACTCGTTCCTTGGGTTTAAATTTACTGTATCAAACAGACTTGCAAAATCTGGTAATGACAGAACTTGCATAGCTTTCGCACAGGATGGAATCACTCTTGCGATTGGTAAAGACGTATCAGCTAGAATAGACGAAAGAGCAGACAAATCTTACGCTACTCAAGTATACTACTGCCAATCAATCGGTGCTACTAGAATGGAAGAAGCAAAAGTTCTTGGTATAGTATGTCAAGAAGCATAATAGGAGGATATATATATGGCTAATTCGGTACAATACGCAAAAACTGTAGATACACCTTCTGTTAAGATAAGTACGACAGAACTACATGGTAGAGTTAGAGTTGCTTACGCAGATTTTACTGCGGCAGGTGCTCAAGAAACTATCAATATGTTCAAGCTACCAGACGGTGCTAGAATAATTGGTGGAAGAGTAAATCATGCAGCTCTAGGTTCAAGTACAACTCTATCAATAGGTCATGCAGCATACGTTAATGCAGCAGGAACTACTGTAGCGTTAGATGTGGATGAATACAAAGCAGCTGCTGCTTCAACTTCACTTACATCTTTTAACATTGCTGCTACTACAGCATTGGGTGAAAACTCAGTTGTAGACGCACCAGAAGGTTTGGTTGTTACAGCAACTACAGCTGGAGCAAATGCAACTGGACTTATTACAGTTCAGATGACATACGTTCTAGACTAATAAAAATTTTAGGGGGTGGAAGCGAGAGTGGAAACCCCCTAGAGTGCATGAAGAAGATACAAGATTTAAAACCTGTAATACATTTTAAAAAAGATAATTATGTATATAGGTATGTGTTAGTAGATAGGTTTAAACATGATACTAAATATCATTATGGCTTTGATGCTAAAGCAGAAAAAACTGAAGCAGAAATATTTGCTTTAGAAAAAGATAGACAGATAAGGCGTAAGTATATTATAAGGAAGTAGTATGGCATCAACAGTAGAAATTTGTAACGGAGCATTAAATCAACTAGGTGCAACAACTATACTTTCACTTACAGAAGATTCAAAAAACGCTAGACTTTGCAATCAAAGATATACTCAAGTAAGAGATGGTGTGTTTAGATCACACCCTTGGAATTGTTTACAAAAAAGAATTGAACTTGCTGCAGACACTACAGCTCCTGCATGGGGTTTTAGTTTTGCTTACACATTACCTTCAGATTGTTTAAGACTACTTAGAATATTAGATTATGATTCTAATTACAAAGTAGAAGGTAGAAAAATATTATCTAATACATCTAGTATGAAAATATTATATGTTTCTAGAGTTACTGATGCTAATGAGTATGATGAACTATTAAGAGAAACATTATCTGCTGCATTAGGTGCTGACATTGCTTTTGGAGTTACATCAAATAATCAAACAGCTCAAAATATGTATCAACTATTTCAAGATAAATTAAAAGATGCTAGATTTGTAGATTCAACTGAAGGTCAAAATGTTGAACAAGATTTAGGTATGACAGATGTTATAGACGCAGGTACATTTATTAACTCAAGGTTTTAATAATGGCTAGAGTTGCAGTTCAATTAACGAACTTTACAGGCGGTGAGTTATCTCCAAGATTAGATGGTAGAAACGATTTAGCAAAGTATGCTTCTGGTTGCTCAACCTTAGAAAACTTAGTTGTCTATCCACATGGCTCAGCAGCTCGTAGACCGGGTACAAACTTTGTAGCTGAAGTTGCAGACAGTACAAAAAAAACAAGACTAATTCCTTTTGAATTTTCTACAACACAAACTTATATGCTTGAGTTTTCAAATTTAAAAATTAGAGTATTTAAAGATAATGGTGCTGTACTAGAAGGAGATAAAACTATATCTGCAATTACTAAAGCTAATCCTGCTGTAGTAACTGCAACTTCACATGGATATTCAAATGGTGATGAAGTATTAATTAGTGGTGTCGGAGGTATGACAGAGGTTAATGGTAAAAGATTTTTAGTTGCAGACAAAACTACTAATACATTTGAATTACAAGACAAAGATGGAACTGATATAAATAGTTCTGGATTTACTACTTATACTTCTGGTGGTGTATCAAATAAAGTTTTTGAAATAACAACACCTTATTTAGAAGCAGAATTATTTGATTTAAAATTTGCACAATCTGCAGACGTTATGTATATTTGTCATCCTAATCATGAAGTAGAAAAATTATCTAGAACAGGTCATACATCATGGAGTTTAACAGATGTAGATTTTACTAAAGGACCATTCTTAGACCCAAACACTACAGCAACAACATTAACTCCATCAAGTGCTTCAACAGGATCAAGAACTATTACAGCAAGTGCTACTACTGGAATAAATGGTGGGTCTGGATTTTTAGCAACAGATGTTGGTAGACAAATACATTTTAATTCTGGTTATGGAATTATTACAGGAAGAACAAACACAACAGAGATAACTGTAAATGTAACTACAGCTTTTACTAATGCTAACGCAATTACTAATTGGTTTCTTGGAGCATTTTCAGACACTACAGGTCATCCCTCTTGCGTAACTTTTTTTGAACAAAGATTAGTTTTTGCTGCAACATTAAATAATCCACAAACAGTTTATTTTTCAAAGTCTGGTGATTATGAAAATATGGATGCTAATCTTGGTGGAACGATTGCAGATGATGATGCTATTATTTATACGATTGCGTCTAACCAAGTAAATGCTATTCGTTTCATGACAGCAACAAGAACTTTAATTATTGGTACAGCAGGTGGTGAGTTTGCAGTATCTGGAGGTGGTACAGATAATGCTATTACTCCAACAAACATATTAATTAAAAAACAATCTAACCATGGTGCAGCTAACGTAGATGCTATAGCTGTAGGTAACGCTACATTATTCTTGCAACGTGCTAGAAGAAAAATTAGAGAACTAGCCTTTAACTTTGATGTTGATGGTTATGTAGCTCCAGACATGACAATCCTTGCAGAACACATTACTGAAGGTGGTTTAACACAAGTTGCATACCAACAAGAACCTAATCAAATTATTTATGCAACAAGAGAAGATGGAGAGTTAGTTGGCTTAACATATCAAAGAGAGCAACAAGTAACAGCTTGGCACAGACATATATTTGGTGGGAGATTTGGTATAGCAACATTAACAGTTTCTGATTATGCAAACATTGCAAATGGAACTAAATTAACTTTAACAAAATCAGATGGTACAACTGTAGACTTTAATTCTACAACAGGAACTGCTGGAACTAATGAATTTAAAACTGAAACTAACAACAATACTACAGCAACCAATTTAAAAACTGCAATCAATGCTCACGCTAATTTTACTGCAACAGTATCTAGTGCAGTAGTTACAATTACAGAAACAGCACATGAAGCGACAGGATATTTAACAATTAAAAGTTTTGACAGTACAAGATTAACTGCAACAAGCGAAGGTAAAGCAATGGTAGATAGTGTAGCTGTTATTCCTACAGATGATAAAGAATATCAAACATGGGTAATTGTTAAAAGAACAATAGATGGTACTACTAAAAGATATGTTGAATATTTAAACGAACTTGACTTTGATGAAACAGATAACACATCATTTAATTTTTTAGATAGTGCATTAAGTTATAGTGGTAGTGCTGCAACAACTATTTCTGGATTAGCACACCTTGAAGGTCAAGTGGTTGCTATATTAGCAGATGGTGCAACTCATCCAAACAAAACTGTAAATGGTAGTGGTGAAATTACTTTAGATCGTTCAGCAAAAAATGTTAAAGTAGGTTTAGCTTTTACATCTTTACTACAAACAATGAGACTAGATGCTGGATCACAAAATGGTACATCACAAGGTAAGACTAAAAGAATATATGATATTACAGTAAGAATGTATGAAAGTATTGGTATAGAGGTTGGACCAGATCTTTCGAACATGGAAAGAATACCATTTAGAAGTTCTGCTGACTTAATGGATGAAGGTATACCTCCATTTACAGGAGATAAAGAAGTAGAATTTAGAGGAAACTACGAGACAGATGGCTTTATTTTTGTTAGACAAACACAACCTTTACCTTTTACAATTTTATCGTTATACCCAAGGTTAGTAACTAATGATGGATAATATGTTATATATAGTACCCTACACAGCTGAACATGGAAAATTTATTTTATCTCAACAAATGAATCATAAAGTATTAGAAGTAGATAGACATTACATTAATGTTGATGGTGATGCTAAAAACTTAGTACAAGATCATTTAGCATTTACTGGTATTATTAATGATAAACCTATTTTTGCTGCAGGAATGAAAATGGTTTGGGGTCAAGTTGCTGAAGGTTGGGTTATAGCAACAAATGAAATGTGGAAATATCCATTAAGTATTGCTAAAGCAATTAAAAAAGATTTTGCTAGAGTTGCTAAAGAAAATAATATTACTAGAGTTCAATCTGCAATTAGAAAAGATTTTAAAGAAGGTTTAAGATTTGCAGAGTGGTTAGGTTTAGAAAAAGAAGGTCTGATGAGAAAATGGGGTTTTGATGGCTCAGACCAATATATGTATGCGAGGTTATTCTAATGGGATGGGTCGCACCTTTAGTTTCTGTAGCAGCAGCACAACAAGCATCAGCAACAGGTAAATACAATCAAGCTGTTCAAGAAAGAAATGCTGTAATTGCAGAACAAGAAGCTGGTCAAATAGAAAAACAAAATGAATTTGATCTTGCTAGATTTGATCAAAAATTTACACAGCTTCAAGGTGAGACAACAGTTAAAATTTTAAAATCTGGTGCTAGTTTAGAAGGATCTGGTTTAAGAATAAAAAGATATAATGCTGAACAAGCTGAAATAGAAAAAGATATTATAACTTTTAATTCTAAAGTTGCACAATCAAGAAAAATGGAACAAGCTAATTTTGCTCGTATGAATGGTCAACTTGCAAGAATGGAAGCAAGACAAGCAGAACTTGGATATTATGCACAAGCAGGTCAAAGTTTAATGACTAACTATGGATAACTATGAGAAATTATAAATCAGAATATAAAAACTACCACTCTAAACCAAAACAAAAAAAGAATAGAGCTAGTAGAAATGGTGCAAGAAGAATTATGAAAAAAAAACTTGGTAATAGTATATTGGGTAAAGATATAGATCATAAAGATAGAAACCCTAGAAATAATAGTAGAAGTAATTTAAGAGTAAGATCTAAATCTTCTAACAGATCAAGGAATAAATAATGCCAAAAATACCTACATTTACATCAACTGCTACACCAACAACACAAGTTGGCTCTGTTGCTAGTAATTTAAAATTATCACCTACTCAAACTATGGCTTCTGCATTACTACCTGCTGCTCAAGCTATAGATAGTTTTTATGTTAAACAAAGAGATAATAATGAAAAGCTAGAAGCAAAACAAAAATTTTATGAAATGAAAGCTGAATCTGACAAAATTCAAAAAAGTCAATCAAAAAATCCAGATGAATTAAGTGCAGTAAATACTTATAATCAAGAATTTGGTCAATATAGAAAACAACAATTATCACAAATACAAAATAAAAGAGTAAAAAAAAAATTAGAATTATTGTTAGATTCTGATCAAGCTGAAAGTGTTTACAAAGTAAAATCAAATTCATTTAAAGCATTTGAACAGGAAAGTTTATCTGTTTATAACACAGAACAAAATACTTTAGCTTCTGAATATTCTTTAGCTGACAACCCAAAAATAAAACAAATTAAAAAACAAAATAGAATAGAATCTGCTATTGAATTTGCAAATATGCAAGAAATGGGTAAGCCATGGTTAGATAAAGAAATACAAACTATTAATACAGATAGTGCAATATTTGATGCAGATGTTGCTATTGCAAATGGCAATTATAATAAAGCAAAAGAAATATTACTTACAGCAAAAAATGTAGATGCTGAAGAAATGCAAAAAAGAATTATAACAATAGAAAAACAAAAAATAGAATATGATGCCACAGGTTTTGGTGTTCAACAAATATTAGAAGGAAAAAATCCTTTAATTGGTGAACCAATAAAAGGTACTACAGATCAAAAAATATTAAATGCAGCAGATAATTATTTATTTGGTGTAGCAGAAAAAAACAAATTAAATGAAGAGAAAACATTTGCTGTTGTCGATGATGCTTTTGCTAAAGTAGGATTAGTATCACCAAGATATGAAGAAACAATAGAAGCTGGATTTACTGCTGGATCAGCTACAACTTTTGACTCACCTTCCGATATTCCAGATGTTTTAATTCAAGCAGTTAAAGCAGCAGAAACAGCAGATCAATTAGGAAGATTAAATCTTTATACAACAGATGAACAAGAAATATTTTTTCAAAACATAATTGTTTCAAAACAAATCCTTGGATTAAATGATTTTGATGCAATTAAAAATGCAAAAAATATTCAAATGAATTATGACAAAGCTGTTTTTACTGGAGCATCAAAAGCAAGAAATAGAACTCTTGCATTAATAGAAACTGATTTTAAAAAAACAAATGCAACAAATATTGGAGAAGTTAAAGGTTATGCTAATAAACTTTTTGATATGTATGTTGCAAGTAATATAAATCCAAAAATAGCACAAACAAAAGTTATATCAGATTTAGATAAAAATTTACAAATAATAGATGGTTATGCTTACATGAAAAGAAATATAGATTCTTTTAAATCTATTGGTGGATTAGATCAAGTTAAACCAATGAAAGAATATATTATTAAAAATCAAATGACAGATGAAGATCCAGATGATTTTTATTTAAGATATAATGATGGTGGTATATTTGAAATAAGATCAAGATTAGATGAATCTACAGTTTATGATAACGATAATAATCCTATGATCTATTATGCAAAAGATTTATTTGCTCTTAATCAAGAAAGAGAATCTGAAGGTAGAGGTATTATTAAAAAAGGAACTATAGAATTACAAGCAGAAAAAACAGAAAATAAAGAAAAAAATGCTGATAATTTAGGTTTACTTGATATAGAGGGATCTTAGTATGGCGGAAGGTACAAATTTAGATTTAATACTAAGTACCGATTATCTTAGTATTGATGATGAAAAAATTTTACAAGAAGAAAACGAAGCCAATAAAATTACATTAGGTGAAGGTATTAGTCTTGCTATACAACAAGAACAAATATTACCTTCATTACTTAAATCATATTCAAGACCAGAGTTAGAACCTAATTATGATTTTAGATTAGATGATGAAACTTTTGATGAATTAAGTAAAGATATTGATCCTCAGTATTGGGAAGAATTTTCTAATGCTACTTCACTAGGTCAAGCATATCAAATTAAACAAAGAATATTAGATTCACAAGAAGCAAATAAAAAATTATCAACACTAGGTTTTACAGGTACAGCATTAAGATTGGGAGCTGCAATACTAGATCCTACAGCTTTAGTTGCAGACGCAGTAACCTTTGGTTTTGCTAGACCCTTCATATACGCAAACAAAGCAGCAAGATATTCTAAATATTTTCGTTCTGGTTTAGTGGGTGCTGGTCAAGCATCTTTAATTACAGCACCTGTTGTTTTAAATGATCCAACAAGAGATGTAGAAGAAATAGGTTATGCTGCAATTATGGGTGGTGCAATTACATCTGGTTTGACTAGATTTATGGGACCAAAAAATTCATACATAAATGATTTTGATGCTAAATCTAAAGAGTTAGGAAAATCTATAGAAAAAACTAATCTTAAAAATGATGGATATAAATTAACAGATAAAGGTAATAAGTATTTTGGTCCAGATAAACCTGTAACTCCATCAATATATACAGATGAAGTAGATGAATTATTGCCAACACAAGGAAGTATTAAACCTACAAAGTCAAATAAATATTCACCAGAAGAAAAAAAAATAGTTACAAGTCTTAAAGATGATGTTGGTGAAATTGATTTACCTATTCCAAAAAAATTTGTTGCTGGAGATTCAATAGAATTTTTTGATGATGCTGGAAGAAAAGTAAAAAGAAAAGTTGTAAGTGTTAGTGGTTCTGGAAGATCAGTAAAAGTAAAAATAAATAATAAAGAAAAAATTATTTCTTTAGATGAAAGAAGTAGTGATTTTATTAATTTTAAAAATCCGGGATATGTATTTAGAGCAGCAGGAACTAACTTTCAAAGAAAGAGTATATCAGAATTAAAAAAACAAGAACTAGAAGAGTTAAGAATAAATTTACAAGGTTTAAAAAGAAAATTTGAAACTGAACAAGCAACAAATCAAGCAGCATATAAAGATATTGGTAAGGATTTAAAAGCAGTTGAGTATTCTTTAAATGTTTTACCAGAACAACAAGTAGATGATGTTATTGTTAATTTTTTTGATAGATTAGATGTAACACCTAATGTTGCTTTTGCTAAAGCTAGAGGTGACAAGTCATCTGTATTAAGAAGATCAGAATCTCCTTTTATGAGATCAGTATCTGAAAAATTTGCAGAAGAAGCAGTAGGTAATGTTGATTCATCAAGATCAATTATTACTGCTGATCTTGTTAAACACAACTATGCAATGACTACAGAAACTTTGTTTTATAAAAACTATGCACCTGCTTTTGAAAAATTTATGAAAGAAGTTAAAGGTAAAAAACTTGTAAGTAAATATGTTATTCAAGATCGTTTAGAGTTTTCTAATTTAGTTTCTCGTGCAGTAAGAGGAGAAATTATTGATGTTCCCGGTGTTGCTGAAGGAGCTTTAGCTACAAGAAAAGTATTAAAAAAAATATTAGATGATTTAAAAAAAGAAGGTGTAGAAGGTGCAGCAGAAGTATTAAATAATCCAAATTACTTTCCTAGAAAATGGTCGATTGGTAGAATGCAAGAAATGCAAGACAAAGTTAATTATGTTCCATTTATTAATTTTTTAAAAAATTCTTTAGTTAGAGGTTCACAAAATTTATCTGATGTAGATGGTTTAAAAATAGCGAAACATATTTGGAAAGTTGTTAATACTAATAAATTTGGCGATGGTTTTTCTATTGATAGACTTTTATATACAACTGATGCAGATGAGTTAAGAACTTTAATTACAGATAGTGCAGATTTAGATGCAGGTGAAATAGAAGATTTAGTTCAAGCATTATTAAAGCCGGGAAGAGATAAAGCTACTGCTGTTCCTAGATTAAGAAGAAGAGCATCTTTTGACGAAAATTACGAAGAAACTATTGATGGAATTAAAATTAAATTTACTGATCTTTTAGATAATAATACAGAAGGTTTAATGGGATCTTACATTGAACAAATGTCTGGTCAAATTGCTCTTGCAAGAATAGGAATAAAATCAAGACAAGACTACACTAAAATTTTAAACAAAGTTAAAGAGAGTTATGAAATTCCAGAAATTGCAAAAAAATATAGTACAGGAGTAGGTAAAAAAAGAAAAGCATTTGAGTTAGAAACTTTAGATACAATTTATAAAAATATAATTGGAATACCTACAGAAAAAAATATTCAAGGAGGAACATCAACTGTTTTAAGAAATTTAAGAAAATACAATTATGTAAACGTATTTAACCAAGTAGGTTTTTCTCAAATACCAGAAATGGGTAATGTTGTTAATGCTGGTGGAATAAGAGCTATGGTAAAATATATGCCAGAGTTTAAAAAAATTATGTCACGAGCAAAAGATGGAAAATTAAAAAATGAGTTTCTTGATGAAATTGAAACATTAGTTAGTGGTACTGGATCTAATAGACTTGTAGATAGCACAATAAATAGAACAGATGATTTTGCTGGTGTTACTACAAAAGTTGGTAAAATAGAAAAAACACTAGATGTTGCTGCTAGAGTTACATCTGATTTTTCTGGTTTTCATGCAGTAGATATGGCTTCAAGAAGATTAGCTGCAATTACTTCATTTGATAAATTAGCAATGTATGCAACAGGAAAATTAAAATTAGATAAAGCTGCTTTAAAAAGATATAGAAATATTGGGTTTAGCGATAGTGAATTACAAGGTGTATTTGAAAGTATAAAAAAAAATGCCACTTTTATAGAAGGTGGTTTAACTGGAAGAAAAATTAGAAGATTTAATATAGATAAATGGGAAGATCAAGATTTAGCAAACAAAATGTCTTTATATATGAGTAGACATATAAGAAGAGTAGTGCAAGAAAATAATTATGGAGAAATGTTAGCAATAGGAACTGATAGCGGATTAGGAAAAACTGTACTTCAATTTAGAAATTTTGTTATTACAGCTTACTCTAAACAATTATTACATGGTTTACATATGAGAGACTTTACTGTATTTGCTAGTGCTATGACATCTACATTTATTGCTGGACTTGTTTATGTTGCACAAACTCACATACAAGCAATAGGAAAATCTCCAGAAGAAAAACAAGATTTTTTAGATAAAAGATTATCTTATTTATCAGTAGGCAAGGCAGCATTTCAAAGATCAACTTATTCTACTTTATTACCAACTTTTATAGATACAATAAAAGATCCTTTTGGATCAGAGCCTTTATTTAACTATAGATCATCTGGACTAGAAATAAATTTAGTTACAGGAAATCCTACTTATAGATTGTTTGAAAAAGGATATGGTGCATTAAAAAGTGTAGGTACAGCAATAGCAGATGATGAGTATGATTTTAGTAAACAATCACTTTATAAATTAAAAGCTATCGCACCTTATCAAAATATGCTAGGTATAACTAACATTTTACAGTATTTAATTGATGACTCTGATTTACCAGATAAACCTAAATAATATAGACAAAGGATAAATAATTTAATATAGAGAATTAACATGACAGTATCTTCAACTACAGTAAAAAATTCCTACTCTGGTAATGGGAGTACAACCCAATTTGCATATGGGTATAAAATATTTGCAGACTCAGACTTAATCGTAATTATTAGAGTTAATAGCACAGGTGTTGAAACTGTTAAAACTTTAACTACACACTATACAGTATCTGGAGCAGGTGATGCTTCTGGTGGTAATGTAACTTTCACATCTGGTAACACTCCAGCGTCTGGTCAGACAGTAGTAATAATTAGAGAAGTTCCGCAAACACAAGCAATAGATTATATTGCTAATGATCCATTCCCTGCGGAATCACACGAAGAGGGTTTGGATCGTGGAACAATGACTACTCAACAAGTTCAAGAAGAACTTAATAGAGCAATAAAATTATCAAGAACAAACACAATGACCTCTACAGAGTTTACAACTTCTGCTGCAGATAGAGCCAATAAAGTTTTAGCATTTAATGCTTCTGGAGAGATTGCTGTAACACAAGAGCTTGGAACTTTTAAAGGTAACTCTGCAACTACGACTACAGCTGCTTTTGTTGTTAGAGATATTGTTAAAGCAACAACTACAGCTCAATTAAATAATATTTATATTTGTGTAGCAGATAGTGTTATTGGAGATTCTTTAACAGACACAGATCACTTTGCTGTTTTGGTAGACGCTGTTGCAGCTGGTACAAGTGCTACTGCTGCCGCTTCATCTGCATCAGCTGCTTCAACAAGTGCTACTGCTGCTACTAATAATGGTGCTGCACAAGTTACACTAGCAACTGCTCAAGTTGCTTTAGCAACTACACAAGCTAATAATTCAGCTACATCAGCAACAGCTTCTGCAAGTTCTGCAACTGCTTCTGGTAATTCTGCTACAGCTTCTGCAAATTCTGCTACAGCTGCCGCTGCTTCCGCTGATGCTTTTGATGATATTTATTTAGGTTCTAAATCTTCTGATCCATCAACAGATAATGATGGTGATGCTTTAGCTGCTGGTATGCTTTACTTTAATACTTCAACTGATTTACTTCGTGTTTACACAGGTTCAGCTTGGCAAAATGCTGCTGTAGATACTACTGGATTTATAACACTTTCTGGTACACAAACTTTAACAAACAAAACTTTAACTACTCCTAAAATTGGTACTTCTATTTTAGATACTAATGGCAATGAGTTAGCTAAATTAACAGCAACTGGTTCAGCAGTTAATGAATTTACAGTAGCCAATGCCGCAAGTGGTGGCAATCCTACTTTATCATCTACTGGTGGCGATAGTAATATTGATTTAGATTTATTAGCTAAAGGTACTGGTCATGTAACTATTAGAGGTAATACTAATCAAGGTACACTTCAATTAAACTGTGAAAATAATACACATGGTCAACAAATAAAACCACAACCACATTCTGTTGGAAGTAGTGCAGTTCACACTTTACCAGATATTACTGGAGATTTAATAGCTGGAAAAATTGAAGGAACAAATTTTACAGATAGTTTATTAGTTGGTCATGCAACAACAGGAACTTTAGATGCTGCTACAGAAAATACTGGAGTTGGTATTGATACTTTAATTGATTTAACAAGTGGTGATTTTAATACTGCAATAGGTTTTGGAACTTTAAGGTTAAATACAACTGGTCAAAAAAATACAGTAATTGGAAGTAAAGCTGGTTACTCTATGAACAATGGACAAGCAAATACTCTTATTGGCAGAGAAGCTGGTACTGCACTTACTAGTAATGCTGCAGATAATGTTGCTGTTGGCAGACTTTCTTTAGCATCAGCACAAAATGTTGGTCGTAATACAGCAATAGGTAGTTTTTCTGGACAAAATATTACTGGAACAAGAAATGTAACTGTAGGAACTAATGCAGGAGATAATATTACAAGTGGTAATGGTAACGTAATTATTGGTGGTGTTGACGCTGCTAGTGCAACAGGCGATAGACAATTAGCAATAGGTACATATGATGGTTCAACAACTACAACTTGGATTTCTGGAGATAGTTCTGGTAATCTAGTTACGCCTGGAACAATCACAGCTAATAGTGTAGTTTTAACTGGTGTAGCTGCAGATAATTCAATCACATTAGCTAAGATGGCTAGTGGTACAGATGGAAATTTAATTACTTACGATACTTCTGGTAATCCAGCATATGTTGCAACAGGAAGTGCAGGACAAGTATTAACAAGTGCTGGAGCTGGTGCAGTTCCTACTTTTGCTGATGCAGGTGGTGGTGGTGGACTTACTGAAGCAGACAGTTGGAGATTAACAGCTGATGTAACATCAGATGGAGATATTACTTCTAATTTAGAAAGAGATGATACTTATGGAAATGGAAATCTTGGAACTGGAATGAGTGTTAGTTCTGGTATATTTACTTTTCCTTCAACTGGATATTATTTGGTTACAGCCTTTGTAAGAGGAGAAGCAACTGGTGGCGACTTAGATCAAAGATTAGATATAAACGTAACAACTAATAATTCTTCCTATAATGTAGCAGCTACATGTAATTGGGATGGATATGAAGGTCCAAATGCAGTTATTAGTAATTCTAGTACCTCAAAACTATTAGATGTTACAAATACATCAAATGTCAAAGTTAAATTTACAGCATCTAACTTCGGTGGTTACACTAAAGCACTAGGTAGCACCAGTATAAATTATACACATTTCAATTTTTTAAAAGTAGGAGATACATAGGATGGATAAAAATTATTTACAAGATGCATTATCAAAATTTAATATTGGTAAGCATCAATGGTATGGTTGGAAAAAAGATTATACTGGAGATACAAGAATGTCTTATGAGAATATTATTCTTAATGATGACACAGCAATTATACCTAGCGAAGCTGATGTTAATGCAAAGATACAAGAAATTAAAGATGCTGAAACAACAAGAGTAGATAAAAAAACATCTGTAAAAACTAAACTAAAAGAGCTTGGTTTAGATGATGAAGAACTTAAAATTTTAGGATTATAAAAAAAATTAAGAATCAATATGTTAACAAAATAATGAAATTTGTTTTAGCTTACACAATCTGCTCAGCAATTACAGGATTTTGTAACAATACAACATTATCACCAGTAGAATTTAATAGCTGGACAGATTGTACTAAATCTGGTGCTATGGCATCTATTAAAGTTACTAATGAAAATCTTAAAAACTTTAATGAAAAAAAATTATATATAACTTATTTTTGTAATGAGGTTAAAAGAGAAGATGTCTAAAAATAACGCATTACAAAAAATAGAATCACACGAAAAACTTTGTCGTATAATGCAGAAACAAACTCACGATAGAATGAAACAATTAGAAAATCAGATTAATAGAATTGAAAAAATAATGATAGTATGTGCTGGTACTTTGTTAGCTGGTATGGCAGGTATTATATTAATGTTATTAGATAAAATTTAATATTTTTTTAGGAGCTATTTTTATGGCTAGAAGAAAAAAAGCAGTTATTGGTCTAACCTCAGAATTAAAAGCTCAACTTAGACTTGCTGAAGATCCTAATTTAATAGTCTTTACGCCAGTAGGTGGCTTAGGTCCAGTAGATATTGTTACTTTAAATATGACAACAGGAGAGTATAGTGCTTATGATGTTAAGTCTAAAAATTATAGAAAGTCAGATTATATGGCTAAAGATGGATATGAAAGAAAAAGAATTGGTTCACTTATATATAGAGCAAAAACTAAAGAACAAAAAAAACTTAACGTAAAGATTATATACGAATGAAATTATCACAAAATTTTACCCTTCAAGAATTAACAAAATCAGACACAGCAATTAGATTGGGTATAGCTAACGAGCCTAACTCAGATCAGATTGAAAAACTACAAAACCTTTGCGAGACTGTACTCCAACCAGTTAGAGATAAGTTTGGTCCAGTAGTTGTAACTTCTGGTTTTCGTAGTGCAGAATTATGCGTTAAGATAGGTAGCTCAATCAACAGTCAACATTGTAAAGCTGAAGCAGTAGACTTTGAAGTACCCGGAACAGATAACGCAGAACTTGCTTATTGGATTAAAGATAATATAGAGAGTTGGGATCAAATGATCCTCGAATTTTATACTATTGGTGAGCCTTCAAGCGGATGGGTTCATTGTAGTGTAGCAGATAAACCTAGAAAACAATTCTTGAGAGCTTTCAAAGAAGATGGTAAGACAAAGTACCAACCAATATTAGGAGATATAAGATGTGGTTAAGTGCAATTAAACTAGCAATGAATGCTGGTAGTCATATTTATAAAAAGAAACAAGAAACTAAAATGATGATGGCTAACGCACAAGCTAAACACGCAGAGAAGATGGCTAGTGGTGAGCTTGAGTATAGTGGTAAACTTCTTGAGGCAAGACAATCAGACTGGAAAGACGAGTTCGTATTGGTCGTATTAACTTTGCCAATTTTAGTGATTGCCTATGGGGTCTTTAGTGATGATCCTGCTGCAGCTTCTAAGATAAAAGAGTTCTTTGAACAATTCCAAGATCTTCCCAAATGGTTTACAAATTTATGGATTCTTGTAGTGGCAAGTATTTATGGTATAAAAGGAACACAAATATTTAAAGGAGGAAAGAAATGAACTTAAAAGATCATATCCCACATTTTGTGGAAGAGCATAAAAAAGCAATAGCAGTTGCTGTTATTATTTTGATTATTGCAATCATTATATAACAAAAATATATAATAATAATAACAGATGAAATATATAGTTTTATTTATTTATCATTGGTCTAGCAAAATAAATGTTTGGTCATGGCAAAAATTATATAAAAATAGAAATAGTATGGGTTATAAAAATGATAAGTAAAAATTTTTCACAACAGTATAGCAAGAAGGTAACCATGTTATCTCAACAAACTGGTAAGAAAAAAAAGAAGAAACCTAAATATAAAAAAAAAAAATGATTGATCCAACAGAAGATGATCTATCTTATTTTGCTGATTGGTACTTAAATTCTGGAGATATAAAAAGATTATACACACCATTCAAAGATCCACTATTATTTATAGAAGGAGTAAGTGGTGTTGTTCTTTATAGAAGAGATAACTTCCAAGTAGAATTATTTATCTGTCAACCCAACACAATTATACCAGAACATACTCATCCAGATGTAGATAGTTATGAATGTTTTTTATATGGTATGAATTTTACTCATGGTGGAGAGACAGTAATAACAGATGAACAAGCACAAGAAGAAACAGAAGGTATGCCAAGTTATGCTTACGAAACTATAAGAGTTAGACCAAATGATCCTCATGGTGGAACTGCATCTAAAAATGGAGGTTCTTTTATATCTATACAAAAATGGCTAAATGGTGTAGAGCCTACTCATGTAAGCTCTAATTGGGATGGCAATACAATGGGTGATAATCATAAAGAGCAAACAGGATTATAGTTATGGCTAAACAAAAATTTACACACTTTATACCTAGAGATAAACCTAAGAAGCGTGGACCGGGAATACATAAAAAATCTATGAGTAAGCACGAGAAACGCCAAAAAAATACTAATCGTTACTTGGGTCAAGGAAGATAATTAAATCTAGCAATATTTAAAAAAAATGATAAATATTTTATTAGAGGTTTTTACCAATGAATATAGTAGATTTGCTAAAAAAAAATATAGTTATGATTCCTGTGGTTGCGTCAGTTATTGTCGGAACTTTTACAGGGGTTAGATATATAGTATCTTTAACAGAAACTATAAACAAAAATAAAACTGCAATTTTAATAATTAATGATACTCACCTTTATAATTTTAAAACATACATAGCTAGAATACAAGAAAATCAAAACCATCTATTATTAAATATAGAAAAAAACAAAGGAAACACTATTGTTGCTAATGACAAAATGGATAGACTTGAAGAAAAAATAAAACAATTAGAAATAGATTTTAAAAACTTATTAATAAAAAGAAGTAATTAATATGGAGTATGTTAGGATGGATTATAGATTTACAGCTATACTTATTATTATGTTTTGCATACTAGCTTTCTTTGGAGGACCACCTAGATGAGAGATACAAAAGTTTTAGAGTCATTTAAAAGACAAGCAGAAAAGAAATTAAAAGAAATGAATATATTTAAGTATTTAAAAAAAGAAGTAGATCATGGTGCTAATGGTACACAAAGATATGTAGTTAAAAAAGGTATCAATAAAGGAAAAGTATTATGACAAGAAAAACTAACACAGCTTTGATTGCATTACTTGGTACAATATTAATGGGTTTAGCTACCTGGACTTTGGTCACACTTATAGAACTTCAATTAACAGTAACTATGATCCAATCTGACTTGATGTCTATAGATAAGCAATTCGGAAGAGTTTACAATTTCATAGATTCTGTTAGAGGTAAATAATGGCTATTAGAAAAACTACTAAAGGTAAAAACGCAAACTATAGACCCACAAAGTCTGGAGCTGGTATGACCGCTAAAGGTGTTGCAAGATATAGAAGAGCCAATCCCGGATCAAAATTAAAGACAGCAGTAACAGGTAAAGTAAAAGCAGGATCAAAAGATGCTAAACGTAGAAAAAGTTATTGTGCTAGATCAGCTGGACAACTTAGAAACTCCTCAGCTAAAACTAGGAACGATCCTAATTCAAGAATAAGACAGGCAAGAAGGAGATGGAAATGTTAGATAGAATATTTTATAAATTTTTTAGTTTTATAGATGATCAGTTTAAAAAAGTAGAAGATATTTTTAATATGGATTTTACTAACTTTAGTAAAAGAAAAAAGAAAAAGAAGTGAAGAAAAAAGGTTGGATAAAATCTAACGTCAAATCTTTTATTTGTGGTTACTGCAAAGAATGTAACAAACAACTATTAAGTGATGATGGAGGATGGATTATCACAGCTAAGAGACAATATTTTTGTCATGATGGTAAAGAAGGTTCTTGCTTTGATAACTATTGTGAGATAAAAATAAAACAACAAGAGGAGAATAATTATGTATGGTAAGTCAAAAGGTAAAAGCAAACTAACAGCTAAGCAGAAAACTCTGCCTTCAGCTTTGAAGAAAAAAATAATGAAGTCTAAATCTAAAAAGAGAAAGTAATGAAAAAAGGTTATCACAAAACTAAATCTGGTAAGATGGCTAAGAAGGGTCTTTACTATAACATCAATAAAAAAAAACGAGCTGGTACTTCAAACTCTAAAAAGAAGTCTACTATATCTGCGAAGGCTTATAAGAATATGAAGTCTGGATTTAAGAAGTAGTTATTGGCAACAACTCTGTTTTTAAATTTTCATACTCTTTCCAGATAGAATATTCGCTACCCCAATATCTAGATTTGTTTTGTTTATTGTTTAGTGAATGTAAAACTGTAGTGTGATCTTGACCAAACACTCTACCAATAGATGATATGCTTATATTATATTCTTCATGTAAAAGATTATAAAGTATACTTCTAGTTCTAACTATATCTCTAGTTCTACCTTTACCAAACACATCACGTTTACTTACAAGATATTTTGCACAAACTTTATCTACTATTGTATTAACAGTTTTTAAATTTGCGTTTTTGTAAACAACTCCAATTATTTTCTTATTACTATCATCAATTGGTTGGTGTCGTAAAAGTTTTGCAGCATATAAAAATCCTTCTGAGAACCCTACCTCATATAATCTTTCTTCTTGGTCCGTTAAAAGGTAAAATGCTTTCTTAACTTTGTATACAAATGTGTTTTGGTCTAGGTGTTTTATATGTTTATTATAGTGTATGCTTGTATTTATGGTCATAGATCCCCTACAGTTTATATTCGTTTTTTTTCAACCCTAAGTTAATAACTATTCTGCTGTCATTAACTGTTCTTGCGTCTTTTCTATTTTCCAAAACAATCTATAAGAATCTTTTTGATACTTATTTGCTTTGTGCTTTGCTTCCAGATACTTCTTGTGTTTCTTCTCTTGAAGATCTTTTAGCTTCTGCAGACGCATTTTGATGTTTTCCATCTTGCTCCTTTATCACTTTTGTAAAATCAATTTTTAAGTTACTGATTTTAATTTCTACAAATTCACCCTCGGTGCTAGGGTTTGCAGCTTTCTTCACGTCATCAAAGCGTTCTTCTAGTGTAAAACTAGCTTCACCATGCTTTAATCTTATAAATTTTGTCATACTTATTTACTTTTTTCAACTTCTTTTTTAATCAAAAAATCTATATACTGTCTAGCTTTTTTTAAATCTTCGATACCATTTTTTCTTTTATATCTAGAAATATACTTAATTACATTACCTTCACAAAAATCAAATTCATTTTTAATTATAAAATCTATTGGTTCAATCTTGTTTGCTATGTAGTGTGCTGGTTCTTTTATGTTGTCTGTCATGTTAAATCCTTTTTTAAGCAAGGTGGGGAAAACGATTAGAAAGGGAAAAAAACCCCACCCTGCCTTATACCTTTTGAGCTAAATTAAAAGGTATATTCGTTATTAACACCTTCACTTGGTTTTGCAAAGGCATTTTTATTTGCTCCTGCTCCACTTGGTGTTAAAATAATTGTCAGCTCTCCCTCTTTGGGATTTCCATCTTGATCTTTAGATATAAAAGCTGCTTGATTATACCACTTACCATCAATGTTGACTCCAATAGTCCAGTTCTTATCTGGATGTTTCATATTTTTTGGACCAACATAAACTGGAAGTTTATCTGCCGGTGACTTCCAATCTTTATTTTTGGCTAGGTTGATATATATTTTATCGGATTGATTATCCATGTTTACTCCTTAGTTATATCAATCTTATGATTGATTATTGTTTAGTGTTGCTTCATGCTTACTACTTACATCTCTGATCTGTTCGTAGGCTTTGAAGTTATTTTTCTTTAGATGATTAACAACTGATCTTACTTGATTCTTAACTGTAGTAAATTGCTTTTCAGTTTTACTTTGTAAGATTAGGTTAATGATCTCTTCTACATCCACTTCATCATCCATGTATGTAGGTTCTACAGATGGCTCTGAAGAATTTTGTTCAAATGGTTTGGCGTTATAACCATCTTCTAAATCCATTCCTGTCTTTAGATTAAGTGCATTTAAGAACGCATACTTTTTACTATACGACATGGCTTGACCCGTTCCGTATTTATCAAGACCACCCATTGCAGTACAACCATCAATCACAACAAAACTTGCTGGATCATCAATGTCAGTTATTCTCATGGTGCAAGTTACAATTACAAATTTATCTGTAACATCTGTTATGTAATTACAAGTTGGATATAAACCATTTTTTAATAAAGCATCCATTGCAACTCTTTGCACATCATCATGAAGTAAAGGATTAAAAGGCATACCTTTAACCTTACTTGCTTTCTTTACACTACTTGCATGATTACAAGCACTATGTAATTTCTTGTGTATGTTTGTCATATTTTTATTTCCCATTCTATATACGTTGTTTTCACTACTCATATTTTACTCCCCATAGTTTAGTTATTAATTGTTTTTGTTCATCTGCTAAATCTTTATAGTAAAAGAAATGATTAAGGTCTGGTGGCTCCATCATTAAAGCTAACTTCTCTATACTACCTTCACAAAACATAATCATCTTCTCCCACAACATAATCTTATCGATCATTTTATTATAAAGATGTTGCAAGTGATCTGCCTTCATTAACTCATGACTTTGATCAAAGATAATATAATCTTTATCATTAACATATACCAAGTGAGGTATCTTCTTTGTTGTCATGTAGTAGAACGAAGTCTGAGTTAAATTCTCAATCGTAGGCTCTGAAGGTAAATCTTGAGTGATCATGTTCCACTCCTCTTTACCTTTAACCTTTCTTAAATTAGGTGGCTTAGTTTTTAATTCTATAAATTTTGTTTTAGTTTCATAATCTATTCTGCCAATCACCGGCTTGATCATATCAAACTCTTTTAGCTCTACATATCTTTCGCAAACTAATTTATCTTTACCTATAATTTCTTGCACAACTTTTTTTGTAATTGGAATACAATCTTCCGCAAATCTAACCATAGCTTCTCTGCCAAACTTATCCTTTGCGTCAACCGGTGGATTTTTATTGATTGCTTCTTGCTCAGCTTTAAAACAAACATTATAATTTTTATCCCACTCTGTTTCTTTAATTGTTTTTGATTTATAAATTACATCTGCAATCATTCTCTGGACCACATTGTTTACTAGGTTGCCAAAGTTTGCTTTGTATCTAAATGGAAACTTCCTTCTAACTTCTTGAGGAAAAGTATAACCTAATAAATTTTTTGCAAAGGGTGTTGATGTAGATGAATAAGACCAATGATCTAATCCTTCACCACCATTAAATATTGAGAACGCTTTTTCTATTTTTTGTTTTTCCATTTATACCTTTCCGTTTTTATACTGTAATTACACCCGTTATTGTCTATTGTCAATAGCTATAAAAGATATATAAAAGACACTAAAATGACTAAGAAAAAACTACCATATAAAAAGGTGCGTGTTATCTGGCAGGATATTTGCTCATCTTCCCAATGGTATGACGATTTATCAGACGTTGATAAGTTTAGTTATTCTTGGTGCGAGGACATTGGTTATCTTTATTATAAAGATTCTAAAGTTCTAAAAATTTTTACTTCTTATTCTTATGATGAGGATAAGTTATCTATTGGAAACATAACTGCTTATCCAAGATCTGTAGTTAAAAAAATATTATATGAAAAATGACATACTCTGGAATATTTAAAGAAACTGAATGTGTAGAAGATTTAAAACGAGCTAAGAGATATATTGAAAAACAAGCTAGTATAATTTTTGCACTTGAGAGAGAGATAGAAGAAAAAAATAATGAGATAATAATAATAAGAGGTAAACTGAAAGAGGAAAAATGAAATGTTTTTTTTGCGACACCGAAGTTAGATGGAATTGTGATTATGATTCAGAAGATGTTAATCCAGATTCAAAATATACCATAACAAGTATGTATGAGTGCGACAATTGTAAGGCTTGGTATGAAGTGTCTACTGATAAAAAAGAAAAAAAATAATGGATAACACTCACAACAAAGTTGCTCATGGCTAGATACACCTACGCATTTAGCAATGGGGATTATAACGATTGGCATAGAAAATACGAGGGTATTGCTATGATTGATGTAGATAGTGTTGAGTGTTGTCAGTATTGTTATGAGCCTTTAGCTATTATTGAAACGTGTTATGATAAGGACCAGAAATATAAGGCTACAACCCTCTCAAAGATCATTGCTGAACGCCTAAACATACCCTGCTTTTTAGTATTCTATAAGGAAGTGAGTAAAGGTAGTCTAACTTTTAGAATCAAGCGTATACGGAGCTCTCAGACAGAGTTTCATTACATGAATGAGGATCAATGGGTAGACATCTTGCGAAACCTCCATATAAACCATAGTAAAAACTGTAAGAAAGGAAAAAAATGAATACATCTAGGGGATTTTTACATATTACCTATAAATTATATCATCACTTAAATATTATTGACGGAGAAAAAAAATCACATTGTTTAAATGTATTTTTATCTGTTATGAAATATGCTTGGAAAAAAAATGGCTACAAAGCTGATCTAAGGCATGAAACAATCCATAAAGACACCGGACTTTGCCGAACCACAATTAAATCTTGTTTGGAAACTTTAAATAAACTGAATGTTGTTAAATCTATTAGAGGTCGATCTGGTAAAACCTATATTGTTAATGAAGTATTTTTAAAAGCTGAAAAACTTTACGAGCCAACCCAGATAGCCGTTAAACCTACACAAGATAGCCGTTTTACGGCTACATTAGAAGAAGCATTATACATTAATAATATATCTAAAATAGTTAAA